TGTGGTGTCCACAATCTCGCTGTTCTCTGGCCATGTGCGGATCAACAACTTACCAGACTCAACAAAGAACCCGTTACTCTTGGTGGTGTGATAGTGTTCAGAGCATTGAAAGTCCTTCTTGAACTCAATCCTATGGAACTCTAACGAACCGTTCGCTTCAATCTGCTGGGTCTTACCCCAGATTTTACCTGCTGACTTCATTTACTTCTTCCTTCAATTCCAAATAAACTTTTTCAAGTATGTCCGTGAGTCTCTTATCGTTCTCTTCACAGAAGGTCACTAGAGATATGACAGAGGTATACAAATCGTCATACTCTCTTTCAAGATTGTTTCCTCTCATCAAGATTTGAATCCGAGAGAACATTACATCTGAACAACCTCGGGACTCACCATTCCAAACATCGCTCATAGTCGTTTCTTTTTGTAATAGTTAATGTGATCATCCCAACGATTGAACTCTTGTCTGATCGGACAAAAAAACAATCCGTTGTAGGGAGGTTTAGTTGTGTCTCGATTAGAAAACAAATCGGTTTGTCGATACATAGTTTCTCCTTAAAATTTTATTTTTTATATATACTAGCAACTTAACACGGTGAAATATGTCTCTCCTACAGACCATGGTACTGGAAAAGTATCATCAACCTATATCAGGTAAAACTTATTATCTCTATCGATCTTTCAGTGGAAAACTTTTTGTAACTGATGATCGAATGGATACGGCAGAAAAGGTTAGCAGTTACGTTTGGTCTTTGGGATAACCCTCGTACCATTTGATCACAGTGTCAACGCGAAAAGAACGCCAAGCAGTTTTATCTAAACACCATACTACAAGATGTGAAGATTCGTTTTCTCTTTGTTCTAGAATTTCTGGTACGTTATGATCTGATAACTCTGAGTTTAATGTGCAAGGCATAATTCTCAGACCACCGTCATTGATCTTATTAAACTCAACAGTAACCACACCTTTTTTTGCTGCCTCTACAAAACCTTTTATAACCATCAGTACGTATCCTCCCAAGAATCCGATCTATTTACATCATCAAAAAATTTAGCAACTTCTTCTACACCAGAATTTCTTTTAAGATTTTTCGGTGTAACTTTAACAGGTGCTAAGTCATTACCCTTATCCACAACATCTTGTATGAAACTTTGTAGGACATCTTTCATAGTAGTGTTATGACGAATACACCATATGTGGAATTCGTCTCTGAGTGCCTTCTCTATTGTTAGGTTCATCAGCACGGTGGTACCACTGCCGCTACCCTTTACTCCTTTAGGCATTTATTTCTCCCATCGAAATATATTCTTACGTAATATTTTCTTGCTATCGCAAGTACGAAAAGTATAGAGGTCATAAAAATAGTCATCGTTAAAGCATTCATCTCCATCCAAAGACAAAACAATACCATGGCATAGTTCAACGGAAAGTTTACTAATGTTCCTAAAATGGTATCACTGAACGATTCTTTAAATGCTTCTTTGTTCAATATCATAATTTGTTAATAACAATTCTTTTCTATTCTTTTCATCTTTACGGTACATCTTACCAGAATGCATCGTATATGTCAAGTCCCATTCGCTTTGGTTCCAGTCCTTGTATAACTCGCGTAGATCCTCACTAGAGTTATATGTTATCATAACATTGCTCTTGACATTGGAAATTTGTCTAGCAAAATCTACATGATCAAATGATAGATGGTGTGCTCCCTTCTTGCCATAGAGTCCTGATTTGATGTCATAAGGAGGGTCAGCAAAGATAAAGGTTTCTGGTTCTGGATCTTGTAATAGATCTGAGTAATCATAGTTCGTGATCAACCAATGCTGTATCAGAGGTCCGTACTCTTTGAGTTTTTGAATTCCTGCGTAGGAGAAGTTTGATTGACTTGCTTGAGCACTGAACCCGCTTGACTCCCCTAACCCGCTAAAAGAGCACTTGTTAGCAATATAAAAAAGGACACCGCGCTCAAACACATCAAGATTTTCCACGAGGCGATCTCGACTCGTGATAAAAAGTTCTCTATGCGCTCCCACATTGTCTTCGTACTCATCTGCTTTTATTTTAGATTCTAGGATACTATTATATAGTCTCACAGAGTCTTCTTGCAGTGCTTTCCAGAAACAAAACAGATTAAAATATTTGTCGTTAACCCAGACAGGAGTTCTACACTTATGACTGATGTAAAGCGCACAACTACCGCCACCTAGAAACAACTCTCGGTAGTATTTAAACTCCGGAAGTTTCTTAAATATTTTATCTGTTGCTCTTGATTTACCGCCGGGATATCTAAGAGGGGTCTTCAATTTCATTATTAATATCTTTCGTGTCTAAAAATAGATCTTCAAACAAATCTAATGAGATGGTCACGGTGTCTACTTCATAAGAATCACTGACAGTGTAAGTGTATGATCCCATCATCTCTCGGAGTTCTTCTTCTACACGATCATGTTCTTTTTTATACGCAACAAAGTCTAATACGTTACCCACTGAGAGACACCCCTTTTCCCGACTTAATCGAATTCCATTGTTCTGGTGTCACATCGTTTAATCTTTTTTTTGTGTACTCAGGATAAGGACCGTATGCTCGATCACGTTCTTCGAATTGATGCTTATGTTCTTGATCGTGAATGTCCAACTGAATCAGAGCATAATGCAGGATCTTCATGATGTCTTTGCGAGCATCATCAGGTGTTCCTTTGTTACCGTATCGCTTGGCGTATTTAATTACATTGCCCAAGCAAAAACCAGTACCATGCCCACTGTCAATAATAACATCCGTGGCTTGATACTTGTCGGTTGCGTAGTGTTGATCGTAGGTTTTATCGACATAAGTTTTTAACTCCTCGATTAGTTTATCTTCGTTAAACTTGTAGTTCATTAACTCTTCTCCGTAGATCGTTTGTTGAGAACCGATGGTCTCGTTTATTAAAATAGATTTCAATTCCTCGACTCGCACATATTGCGCGTCCAGTAAACTTTCCATCTTTATATTCAGATCCTATAATTCTAACATTGATTTCATGCATTGTCAAGATGTCTTCAAGATCTTGTTCAGTAGCATATGGTATAATTTCATCCACATACTTAATGGCATTCAGTTGTTCGTATCGTTCTACAATTGATTGGATAGGTTTATTCTTTTCAGGACGATCCAAACTAGGATCAATCTGTAACCCACAAATCAAATAATCACACTGTGTTTTTGCCTCGCGCAACATTGCACAGTGTCCTGCGTGTAACAAATCAAATGCGCTAGCTGTAAATCCGACTACCAATTGTGGATCACTCCCGATATGATAAAAAAACATGTAAGGAAATTAACTAAGACAATGATGCTTCTTATCATGGCAATCATGTCTGCTTCTCTGTCAGTAGAACCTTGTTTCTCTCCAAGACTTTTTGCCCAGAGTCTCCACAACCTTTTCATTAGTGCCACCGATAAAATTTATGTTGTCCAATTCTACCAACTGGGACCATACCTCGATCATTAATCCAGTTGGGTTCTACGTAGGTTGCATGGTAATGAGTAGCACCTTCAGAGATGCCTCTCCACCCACCGTTGAGTGCTAGGTCAGCAACAATCTGTGCATCTTCCCATGCACCTTCTTCTAATGGTTCGTCGCTCAGACCATCACAGTACCAAGAGAAGTGACACATGCCGCGAACAGGAACAACATTACCCTTCCAGTTCACTCGTGTCTTTGCTTGATGTACGACACCGCATATGGTATCAGGAAAGTGTTTTGAATCTACGCGATTAAGAACAACATCTGCAACACTAATACGCCCAGCAAGGTTATCGCTACGAGACTCGTGATAGACATTAAGCGATAGGCAAAGTCGTTCGCTTTCTTTGAATCCATCAATTCCGCTTCGATCTGCTTCTGGTAGTCCAGTAGATTCTGGTTCGGTGAACTCTTTGATTGATATTTCCGTTTGCGGTTCACGAGATATTTCATTCTCTTGTTCTTGATTGTCATTAGGGAAAATCCAATATATAATTATAACTGATAATACAAACCATGCCGTAACAAATAAACGTTTTTTATTCATAGGATTCTATTTCTGCTACAAGTTCGTCTCTCAAAAATTGAGCAGAAGAATCTTTCCATGATGTTTTACCACCATTACTAAATTTAAATGCCAACGTCATTCTTCTGCATTTAGTATAACATGCATGCCAACAATGATGTTCTGGTTCATCTTTTCTACCGAAGTAATACCATCGGCATTGCCAACCGGGTTTGTCTTTAATAACTACTACTTTATCAGTTGGTACATCGTAGTAAGTAAAAAACCCTTCACCGGTTTCACTCCATGTAAACAGTATTTGATATGCATTTGCGTTCCAGTTAGTATGCCATCCAGTCAAACCGTCTTCTGGATAATCTACAAGCAGTGCGGATGAAGCAGTACCAATTTCAGGAGGAAGTTCATATTTTGCATACTGCCAAAAATTATCGAAATCCTCACAAAGACTCTCTCCCAATTGTTGAATCTCTACCACTCTTCCATGTTCAGGAAACCCTATATGTTCTTTCCAACGAGGCAAGTAATCTTCTCTCAATGATTTTTCACTGATCAAGGATTGGATTTCATCAGAAGACATTGTACTATGATCTAAATTTAGATTACTAATCCACGTGCTATTATAGGAGAGATCTAAATTATGTTTCTCGCACAGTTCATGGTATGTGTTAAGAACATAATTAAATTTAGCAAGCATTTTTTTATTGTTGAAAGCAACTTCCATTAGAATTTTATACCGCGTAGTTTCTCACTATTTATTCTTAATCCAGATTCAGATTTATCAAAAGCAGGACCGGTATCTTCCTCCATTAGTGTTTGTTCTTCTTGATCGATATCATATAATTTCATACGAGATCGATCAACACCAATGACAAATCTTTTATACTTATTAGGATCATTATATCTGTTCTTCAATTGCTTCACCATCATTTGATTCATGTCTGCAAGTTCATCGTTAGATATAAGAGCAAGCATTAGATCAGCAGTAGCAGGAAGACCAAATGATTCGGAAGTATCTTCTAATCCGGGATCAGAATTTCCATAACCTGATCGTGTGGTTTGCGTAGCAGAGAAAATAGGAAGGTTAAATTCTACGGCAAGACCTCTAAGTTCTTCTGCAATTGCTTTAATATAAGAATATGAATTGATTGCTCCACCCATACCTTTCATACGTGATGAAGAACAAATGTTGAGATAATCTATAAAAACAATATCAGGTTTGAATGTCTTTTTCAATTTTAATTCGTTGAGTAACGCACGAAAATGTCCAGTGTGTGCTTGTCCAGTTGGATACTCTTTGATAATCAAGTTACCATTAGTCTTAGACTTAATCTCAGAAACTTTATTGACAAACGTTTCTTTATCCATGCCGTCTAACCTATCAATAGGCATGTCCAATAGGTTTGCATCAATGCGTTCTGCAATACGTTCTTCTGCCATCTCCATCGTAATGTAGAGGACATCGTAACCAAGGGAAAGGCAACTAGCGGCGTGATGACACATAAAGAGACTTTTACCCACGCCCGTACCTGCCAGTGCGATGTTCAGAGTCTTATTAGGAAGACCACCTTTTGTAATGGTGTTTAAGTATTCTAGATCAAAGGGAATACGTTCTTCTTGCTCATGGTAAAAGTCAAACCGCTCTTCAACATTAACTAGATAGTCATGACCTACATTAGTATCAAAACTAACCGCTAGTGCCTTTTGTAGCAAATCTGGGATAGAGTTTTTAGATAAGACGGTACTCTTTCCGTCAATAATATTGATCGATTCAAAGACGGCAAGATGTATTGCACGTTCTTGACACCAGTTCTCGGTCTCATCAACCAACCATTCTACATTCTCTTCCTTACTATTAAAAATGTCAGGTATAATATCTTGTGCATGTCGATCCATTTCAGGATTCAAGTTTAGTTCTTGAACGCTGAGAACAAAAGATTCTTCACTAGGTAATTTATTATACTTTGCTACAAGATCTACAAGAACAATAAACAATTTAGCATAGACACCATTGAAGTATTCTTTCTGAATAAAAGGCAAAACCTTTCTCATGTATTCTTCATTGGTTATAATGTTTCTTAAAACAATCTTTTCAAAATCAATTCTTATCATTTAATTTCCATTGTTCGATATGTCTTTCTACGACTACTCCGCCCCAATAAAAACGAGCACGTTTTTTATGTCGAGAGATTGCTTGCCACCATCCGGGTTCACTCGAAAACATTTGTTCGTTATCAAGTAATTTTTTAGCATCAATTATATCATACATTTCGTAAGGGTGCAAGATTAAATAATCAGGTATGCCGTGGTACCCTTCGTAGTGCATGATACCTATTTTTCGTTCATCCATCAAATAGATTTTAGAATCCCATGATGGAACACTTCCAAAAATCCTTTTAGTATGTCTGTCTCTTCGATACTCATAGTTAAAACCGAAAGGTCTTTGAGTTTCATAACACTTGTTAACAAGATATCTGAAAACATGTTTAAGATTAACTGCAATCTTAACATCGTATCTTGCTCTAATAACAACATCATATGTTTTGTTTTTTATAAGATTATAAACGGCATTGTAGGCATAGAATTGTATAACTCCTCGTCTTTGTTTTGACATGAACGATTTACTAAGTCTACCATTATCATGTGTATCGTGTACTCTTCGAAAAGGTGTAGACTGAACAAAAGGATCGTCAACATTCTCGTATAAATTATAGTCGGGATTAGGTTCGGAAGTGGTTATTAAAGGTTTGTATTCTTCAAGTTCTTCGTTATATTGATGCCAAGTATGGTAATAAAAGTCAGCATTATTAAAAACTTCTTTATAATCTGAAATGTTTTGTTTAAAACGGTCTCTTGGAATACCCGAAAATAAAACTGCTACTTTCATTTATCATCGCTTGTCACTAATCGGTTTTCTGCTTCTGCTCGTTCTAAAACATCTTCTAAAATCTGTGCTGCAAAGTCTTGCAATTCTATGGTATCTTCTGTCAGAGTATCATCAGGAGAGGACACTACTTTAAAATCGAACGATAAATGCTCACCGTCTTCCATAAAAGCAACTCTACCAAAAGAGATTACGGTTTCAGGAAAATCACCTTCTAGGATTCTAACATGCCATGCTAGTTCGTTCGGATTATTTTCTACTGGAACCAATTCATAATGAACACCTTCGCTTACTTTGTCCAGATCAATCATCTTCAACCTCGATACCAATGTCTACTACTTCACTTCCAATCGTAAATGCTTTTCTCACATAGTCTTGGAATTCTTGATCCTCTAATATAGCATCCCAGAAAGATTTGTCAAGTTCTTTTTCACGATACTTTTTCTCTTCTCCTACTTTTTGATACCATCCATTAGATGGTTTAACAACATGACCAGATGCTAGTGCGACATCAAGAAGTCCAGACATCTCATCAATACCACCTTCCCATGATACAGAAATAGGAATCTTACTTTGCTCTTTTACATAACGAGACTTCTCTACCTTGATCACAAAGTCATAACCTGTGACCTCGGTACCAGTCTTGTTCTGTCTGCGACCAATAATCCAAATCGTGTTAGCACTGTAATAGATACCCGTACCACCACCGACAACATCTTTCGGAAACAATCCGATCTCTTTGTAGGTATGATTAACAGCAAGCAACGGAATGTTTTTCATCGCAAGATAAGGTGTGACCATGCGGAACAAACCTTTGAATGCCTTTGCACGAGACATGTCTGCAACAGACTTCTCGTTCATAGTGTCTTCTAATTCCTTTTTAGAAGCAAGGTTGCCGATAGAATCAATTACTACGATAACATCATCATCTTTATCAATCTCTTCTAGTTGACCTACCAGATCAAACTTCAACTGTTCGGCATCAGTAATAGGCACATGCAATACTCGTGACGTATCAATACCAAAGTTGTCAAAATAAGATTGTGGTGAACCAAACTCTGAATCATAGAACAACATCACCGCATCAGGTTTCGCATCGAGATATGCTGCTGCCATCTTGAGTGCGAACGAAGTTTTGAAGTGCTTAGAAGGACCTGCTAATACCGTGAGTCCGGGTGTGAGTCCACCATCAAGTGATCCGGTGAGTGCAACATTGAGCATAGGAACGTCAGTTTGTACCACTTCTTTCTCTTGAAAGAATTCCGACTTATCCATCTCACTGGTAAGTTTAATCTTGGAGTTCTTTTTAAGTTTTGCCATTAGCGACATAATAATTCCTTTAATTCTGTGTATCCACCAACTGGAACACCATCTACTTTAATTTGAGGAAAAGTAGTAGCACCTACAAACTCTGCTAAGATCTCTTCCTTTGTGAAGTCAACGTTGTAGGTTTTGTAAGTGAAGTCAAGATGCAACTCGTCGCACAAATCTATTGCCGCACTACAAAAACTACAATTGTCTTTACCCCAAATCTCTACCTTCATATCAGTCCTTTAAATTTTTAAAGTTGATACACTCATCGATCAAAGGCAGTTTATCAGTTAATCCTACAAACAATCGAACATCTTTGTTTCTGTATTCACCTGCAAAACTCTTTGCTTTTTTGTAAGTAACCTGATCTCCAAGTCTTGCTTTCAAAAAACTAGGGATTGTGTTTGTTAGATTTGTATTATAATCTTCACACATTTTTTTGATTATATTGAAATTGCCATAAGTATCATTGACAATATAATCATGTGCTTGGTTCCAAAAAGTTTGCGTAACTGCTTTCTCTGCTGAGATCATCAGTTTAGCAAGAGCAACATCCCACAAAGATCCTTGATAAAATTTCCTTGATAACATACTCATACCGTTTGACAAGTTGGAAATATTATTAACTGCTTTTTGAGTGCCACCAGCAAAGAACACTTGTGATGCTAACATCTCATCTAGGTTATCGTCACAAGAATCCTCCGGACAATATACAAATCTATCAGGTTCAACAATAACTGCGATCTTACTCAAAGTTTCAATCGATACGGTTGTTTTCAGAACAATAGAACACTGCATTTGTGATGATATTTTTTTAACAGCATTGATGATTTCCGCATCTTCTATTTCATCATTATCATTTAAAATTGTATCTAATGTAATGAACACTAGATGTGTGTTCGGAAATTCCAGAAGGTCATCCACTGTATCATATTCGCTCATGTTGATCGCCTGAGTACGTAGTGGAGAACCGTACATGATCTGAACCAGTTTAGATAGATTGGTTCTACCTAAAATTGAAACATTAAGATCTGGTGCAGGATCTTTTTTATTGTCCATTGGTGGTAAATCAACTTCATTAGGATCAAGAGTTTCCTCGACATCTTCAAACTCAATCTCTTCAACACTATTATCACTCATATTAACTCCTATATTGTTTTATAAACGTATTCAATTGCTCGATCTGCTTCACGTTCTAATGGTCTATTATCATACCACAATCCATTGTCTGCGTCAAGTTGTCTACACATCTCTGCAATTTCTTTTGCCGATATATCATATTCGTTCTTCAATGCATTTCCTGCAATTGCTATCATGATCTGATACATTTTAGAGTACCAACCAGTCTTAGTTATAACTGTGTACTCTGCCCCCAATCTCTTAGGGAAAAAGGGACAGTCCCGATAAGAAGTCCAAGAAACATCTCTTGTAAGTTTAGACTTTCTATATTCAAGGACTTCGTTCCTCATAGATTCGGGCAATCTATCTAGGAAGTTATCACCGCTCAACTTTGTATATGGATATGCTTCCATAAGTTCAATCGGGTTTATGTCTTTACCTTCATTAGTAAAGTAAAAATTAAATGCTTCTGGATATTGTGCAGGGACATAATACATCCTAGATAAATCTTTCGTTTGTTCATCACCACCAAGACTCTTGAATCTTTCGTTTAAAGCAAACCAAAAGTGTGGAATATTTTCTGCTTCAACTTTTATTGAAGTCGGGAAAACCAATCTGAATTTGGGTTGGATAGGAGTGCTACTAGCGGTTGAATAGCAGATGAATTTATACTCTCCACAGATATGTTGAAGCGATTCGCCAAGGTCATTAAGAGGATCGAAATCATCAATATCCATAGCACACCAACCGCCCCATTCCACAACAGTTTTATTAGACCTTGTACTACCTTCGTGGTAGATAGCAGGACTAATAAGAGGACTAGAATTATTTCCACCTTTTTCTCCGGGTTTCATAGATAGATTAAGAAACATTTTCTCAAACGACTCCCAAGAATCGTGAGTAAGTTTTCTACTGGTTTTATTATCAAAAGTATTTTTGAATATAGTAAAGGAATACATGAGTTAATTATACTAGAAAAATAATTTATTGTCAAGCAAAGAATGCTTCCAAGGTAGCAACTGGTTCTGCCGTCCAACCAACTGCTTTTAAAATAGGATCAAGAGGATCCAAGAAAGTTTTAGAGAACATTTTATCATAGTCTATCTTAGGATGTACTTTGAATTCGGGAGGAAGTTGTCCTGAAAAACTGATGACATTCTCTTTCAAATGATTCGGGACTTTCAGATAAACAAATTTAATCTTCTCGCCGTCCTTGATCGATTCGTATTTCTGAGTCAACCCATTTTCTTTCAGGTAGTGATTGAATAACAGTGCTCCACGCACGTGTATCGGAGTTCCCTTACCATAGATGGTTCGAGCATCAGCAAACTTATTCACGTCAGAGACACCTCGTGGAAACGAGATCTGTTCAACCGGAAGTGTCTTGAAATATGATTTGAAATCGGATATGAATTTCTGAGTATCTTCTTCTGAACCTTTGACCAAGATCTGAAACAATTCTTTAAACTTGTCTCGTACAACCTGTGGGGTACTCGACTTGACTGCTTCAATACCCATCATCTTCAACTTGGGTTCAGAAAAGCGAACACCCTCACTGTCATGGACGTTTAATATGTAGCGTTTCTTTGCCATCCAAATACCACGATCTGCAATCACCTCACGTTTCATGACCATGCGATTATCATAGGCACCGGTTTCATCTGCCAGAGTTTGGTAAGCATCGGCAATTTTCGTTTCAAAATGTTCGCATACTTTATCGAGAAAGTTTATAGGATTAACAGGTTGATGTTGCTTAACAAGATCCGACATTGTGATGTACACAGAGTCAGTATCGATTGCTATCACGTAATCTTCTTTTGTACCCAATATTTCTTGCATCTCATCGTTAACTGCTTTCTCTGCACATCTGATAGCTCTTTGACCAGACAAAGTAATACCTTCGGCAATGCGTAGATCAAAATATCGGAAGTATTGATTTGCCAATGCACCATAGAGAGAATTCATCAGGATTTTAATGCCCGTCTGCTCAGTGTCTAATGTATCAATAACACTTTCTAGTTTAGGATCTTTGGTTTTCTCATACTCTTGTTTTGCTTTAATCATATCTTGTTTAATCAAGACGCGATTGTTATAAAACTTTTTAATAACCTTGGGAATAATACCTTCAATATCCGTTCTATATCGAGTTCCGTTAGCAGCAACACAATNACCATCCATGTCTAAGGTTTCGGGAGACATGTTATATTGTACAATAATGTTAGGGTACAGCGAATTTAAATCAAATGAGCATACGTAATCATGACCACCGACTGCGGGTTCTTTTACGTAACCACCAGCAATCTTAGTTTTACCCTGATCTATTCTAGCAGGAATAACAATATCGTTCTTTAACAATTCGTTGTATATTACTGCATCCCATATTCCAGTAGTGCCTAATGCTTGTACTAAGTTACATTTTGCATTATACGACATTGAGCAAATGAGTTTGATGATGTTAAGTTTCTTATCAAGACGTTCAACAAGGTCTGTGTCTTTGATGTTATAGTCGATAAACTTCTGATAGTCTTCTTTATACAGGGTGTGCAGATTACCGTGCTCTTCATAAGACAACTTACGCTCACCAAGAACAACATTAGCAATATGATCTAACTTGTATGATTCTTGTTGACCATAAGTGTTCAATGTAAACTTCTTGAACAGATCATAGTAATCAAGAATGTTAATACCGTCGAGGTCATATGCAACCTGCTCTCTACCGCCAAGAGTTCTGACATGACGTTCTTTCACATGACCCCATGGTGACAACTTATCTGCTACTTCTTTGCCAGCAATTGCCAAGGTTCTGCGATAGAGGTAAGGTATATCAAAAAGATTAACATTCCATCCAGTGACAACATCAGGGGTATTGACTGAGGATCCCCACCACGACATAAAAGATCTCAACAAGTTGAGTTCACTGTCGCATTGAAAAAACTCTACGTTGTTTTCATTGAGTTCAGCATTGTACTCATGCAAACCCCACACATAAAAAGTGTCAGACTTGCTGGACTTAACGCATATTGCAGTGACAGGTTTTGATGCTTCTTCGGGACTGGGAAACCCTTCATCAGATTGAACCTCGATATCCATATACAACGTATCGATAAGAGACGTATCGTATTTCATATCGGAGGGAAATTTTTCAGCAATGAATTGCAACTGAAAATTATCTTGACCATGTACAGGAAACCCTTGTACACCTTGATACCGTTTGCGGAATTCTCCTGCATCCCTCATAGTATCAAACGTTATAGGGGAAACTTTTTTGCCATACAAACTACGGAACTTGCTGGGTTTATCAGAGTTCACATAAAGTGTAGGTTTAAAAGGGATTGTTTGGGAAACTCGTTCTCCGTTATCGTATCCGCGATAATAGATTAGGTTACCTTTGCGAGAAACATGCGTATAAAATTTTGTCATGTGTCCATTATAACATAATTGAAATAGAAGTCAAGTGGTCCGACAGTTTTTAGTGCTCGTTCCGTAGAGCAGGGAACGTCGGCAAACCCTCATAGATGGGTCAGGGGAGATGCGTCTCCCCCAGTTTCGTTACATGCGCTTAAGTAACACCCAAATCTTACAGTACCGGAATATATAGAGTGTTCATTGGGATACCTACATGATTCCATTCTGTGAAGAAAGGTGCTATCAGTCCACCAACAATAAGGGCGACGAACAGAACGATAGGAGTTGCCTCTTTAATTTTTCTGATCATCTCTTTTCCTTAATGTAGTAGTTACGACATTCCTGATGTGACTCAGCAATACCATCGAGAACTTCTTGAGCACATTTCTCATTGAGTTCACGATTACCGTTACTGACTAAAATTACACCCACCAACACCATTGCAGTTAGCACACCCATTATACGCTCCAACTAATTAGGATCATAACAGGCACTACTAAGAGTGCACCAAACAATTGTGCAATTGCGATCATTTCTTCTTTTTTAGAGGAGAGAAATTCCTCGTTTTTTACTAACGTTTTCATAAGTGTCCTTATTGAGAATTGATTTCTATTTTTCTCGGACGCTTCTCTTCGGGCAGTTCTACTCTGAGTTTAATCACTAGTAGTCCGTTGACGAATTCAGCTCCATCAACGACAACGTGGTCTGCGAGTCGAAATGTTTCCACGAATTTCTTCGTAGTGATTCCCTTATGAAGATACTCTCGGGTATCCTCTTCAGGGTTTCCCTTGATTACTAGTACACCAGGTTTTGCTTCGATGTCTAGATCTTTCTTTTTGTAACCGCCGAGTGCAAATTCCATGGCGTATTCCGTGTCAGAATATTTGATAATATTGTGACGAGGAAAACCCTTCTCGTTTGCTCCTGCGACTGTTAGTTTTTCTATCTCATCCCATACGTGGTCGAAACCAATGAAACGAGAGTGGGGGAACGAAAACACTTTTGTTCGTGTATTAACCATTGCTATCTCCTTATTAATTAAGCAAGATTGTTGTCTATCTTCCGCATCATTGCGCGAAGACACTAATATATATAACATATAATCTTTTAACTGTCAAGTTTTTTATGAAAATTAAACTCTTAGATAATGCAACATGTGATGCAGCAAAAGAATACATGTTTGATTTGTTAAATCGAAACCTTTTAGAAAACGAAAAGAAACATAGGTTCGGTCCTGACAATGATAAATCGTATAAACTTTATAGTGATGTTTTTTTCAGAGACATTGCTTTAAAAACGCAACCTCAACTTGAAGAAGCATATGGTTTTAAATTATATCCTACCTATACTTTCACTAGACTTTACAAAGAAGGTTTCATTTTACGTCCTCACGTTGATAGACCCGCATGTGAATACTCTTCTACGATAACTATTGCTTATGGAGATCGTGATCATCCTTGGGAATTTTACGTAGAAGAGAATAATGAAACCAAAGAATATATTTTAGAATCCGGAGAAGGTGTATTATACTCAGGACGTGAACTGCCTCATTGGAGATTCCCATTAGATAAAGGGTGGCAGATTCAAACTTTTGTTCATTACATTAAAATGCACGGTGATGTATACGACATATTAAAATACGATTATCCGGATTTTCCATTCCATAAACCCTTTCAAGATTTCATTATTGATGACAAGGGGATGTCTCATCTTAAACAAAACTAAAAAAATAAAGGTTGGAGTTTTTATCTCTGGTGTGATAAGAGAGTTAGAGTATCTTCCTTTTATTGTGCAAAATTTAAAAAGAGAAATGCCTTTTGCTGACATCATTGGTGGAGCATCTCTGGACTGTCTAGAAAAATACGGAAACCTCAATAAAGAATTGGGCATTCACATTGACTATGCCGATAACGATGGTGTAGATTACAATCCGTACAGCGACAATTCTGATTTTTATGACCATTATCAATGGAATAGAAAATTCGAATACTTTAAACCAGCAAGGTTTCCTTTTGGTGGTGAAAACGAAAGGCAAGCAAATCAGATAAGAATGTTATTAAGACATAATGATCTTGTTAAACAGTATGGAAATAATTTTGATGTTATAGTACGGGTTCGATGGGATCATGCTCTGGGAAGAGACCTACAATTATACGACTTAATATCAGAGTGTTATAAACTATCATCTACTGTATCTTTGGCACAGAGACCTAATTATAAAGTTGATATTTGTCGAAGAATGATGAGTTATGACAGTTTATATCAAAGACACATCGGGTATCTTCCTGTTATGAGTGAAAATCCAGACAATGACGTTCACCTTACTCTACCCGATACACCCATGATGGTTGACTACGGTCTTCTTATGCACCGAAGTAATCTGTGGGACACAGATATGGTAGACGATTTCCATAGAAAAAAATCTATACTCCCTGCTGAATTTGGATGGTACCAATTATTATTTGAGCATGTAGAAAATGCTAGATACCGACATTGGGATGGTGGCGCAGGTATTTTCAGAGCACATAAGAAAAGGTTTAAATATATCAACCCAGAATATTTTGGTTAGAATTTACTTCCTATGTTGTACTTCGGGCACAACTCCCAGTCAACCTTTTCTTTATGCGAAAGAATTTTTATCTGTCTTAAAGGTGCACAGTTAGTTACCTTTGATTTATCTAAGATAGAGATAAGACCCCAGTCTGATAATAACGTAGTGATACTGTTACGTCTTTCTACATCATTTTCAAGAAGATTTGTTTTTTTACCGTCTAATAAAAATAGTTCTTTGAAGTGAACAATAAAATATCTTCCCTGCTTGTGTAGAATATGGCAGGACTGAAAAAGTTTATTTTCTTTGCGTGAAGCAACTCCAATACGAGTCAAAGTTTCACGAATTTTTAAAAAGTCATCTGGGTGATTGATTGTTATTTCAACCATATCAAATGGTGACCATACTACATTATTTCCTTCCACCTTTACTCACCTTCCTTATAATTATACTAATTTGCTCTTCCGTGAGGATGCTCATTACATCTAATGCTTTCTCTTCACTGTAATTATAATATTCTTTTACGGCAGATACTACATCATCAGATTCATATTTTTGCCATTTCGAGAATCGTTTTCGTTTTCTCAGTATATTTATAAAAAAATCATATTGTAGTTTGTTATCAAGGTGGTGATGGAAGTTCATCTCATTAGCTAACAATGCGCTGTCTTTAAAGTAAGACAATGATCTGTTAGTTAAGAAAGGAACATACTTACTTTCGTTCTCTGGTGTCATCATATACTTTTTGGTATGACTAACAGAGTTTACAAATTCAAATGGGTTCATTGTTCTTTTCTCACGTTAAAAGCAACACACACGCGCTCACTGTTAGGAACTACATTAGGAAGCACCCCATGTTGTACACGTGACCCAAAAAGAACCATGTCTCCGGATTTAGGTTCTACTTCAATTCCTGCTTCGGGAAAATATATAGACCCGCATCCGGGAGTTGTTTTTAAATAATATACCCCAGCATACTCTGGAACTTTTCCGTGTCCGTGAGGACCACAAGATTCACCATCAGCATAGATGAGACCCCAAGCACCGTCTTCAATATAAAAAACCCTATCATCTACTCGATCAATTGACGTTATGACCTTTGTGACCATCATTGCTAAGTGACGTTTTAAAGGATCAAACTCTTTTGACCCCCAATGAGTGGGTTGATATACACGACAGTATGCTCTTTCTAATCTAATAGAGGTTCTATCTTGTGAGTAGGAAGCACCTTCTCGTATAGATTTCTCCCACTTATCTGCCTGTGGCATATTAATAGAAGATAAACATATGAAATTTGGTTCGTCTGATAGAATTTCTGTCTTAGGTAAATTCGACACTTGCCATAACCTCTGTCAAACATGCAACCAAATTCAATTCATGATCAGCAACAAATGCATTTTTATATTGATAGTCTGCAAGAATCAATACCAGTTGTGGTATGCTAGAACTGTTAACTCTTTCGTACATACTATTATATAGATTACGAAAGATCACACTAGTATCTACATCTACATTATTAACAACCCATGTTCTCATCTTTTTAAAATCTTTGTTTTTTAAAGACGAGAAAAGATCGTCATAGTTACCATTACTGTCATTAACACGAATATCAAGTTCGCCTGATATGGAATGACGTTGTAACTCGTTAAGCACTCTCCGCCAATCAGGTGCATGTTTCATAATCAGACTAGCAATTTTATCATCGTCATCAGATGAAACTGAAACACCTTCCTTAGTTAGTATTTCTTTTGCTCGTGTCATCATCTGACCACACAAGACTGCCATGTCTTTCTTGGATGTATTAAATTCATACACACCACACCGAGAATGGAGTGGTTCGATAACACGATTCTTAAAGTTGCAAGTGAGAATGAATCGGCAGTTATCTGAGAATTCTTCGATGAACCCACGCAACGCAGGTTGTGTCGATTGAGGATTCAGATAATCTGCTTCGTCAAGGATGACACACTTACCGTTTCCAGACAAGGAAATCGTTGAGGCAAATCTTTTAATCTTACCTCGAAGAGTATCAATGTTACCGTCCTCTGAACCATTGATCACAAGGTAATCTAAATCTAATTGCTCACATATTGCCCGAGCAACTGTGGTCTTACCTAGACCAGCAGTGCCCGTAAACAACATGTTTGGCAATTCTTTTTCAATTAAAATAGATTTGAATGTATCCTTTAACGTGGGTGAAAGAATACAGTTATCTATTGTTGAGGGTCTATATTTCTCAACCCAAAGGAACTCATTTGACATTTATTACTCCATACATTATATAAAAAAATCATTCGAGGAGAAACGTCAAAAGTTATTCAGCGGGAGGAACCTCAAAATCAGCATCAGCAGTTTCTCCTGCGATGCCTTGCTCAGTTTCAATCAACTGAATCAAAGCAATGCACTGATCTCTAAGTTGTCCAATTGTGCTAAGTTCTTCGCCTCGGAATGCTCCGCGAGATGTCATCGTATCGACAACTGCAACGGTGCTTCGGGTGATTCGATTAGCAAGGTCAATCATTTCACTATTCATTTTACTCTCCATAAGTACTAGTTTTTTCAAGTGCTACCCAATATTCAATAGATGATTCTCTATTAATAAAATGAGAGATACGTGACTTAGATATATTAACATCATAATCACCTTCAATCATTTTTAGGTTTTTAATATCAAATACAAAATTGAAATTGGCATCTTTAAATGTACCATCAACTGCGATGTTGAAGGCATCCGAAGTTGGATCACGTTCATCCTTCACAATTAAACATACACTATTATCTATACAAGATACTGATACTTCAGAATGATTCATAACTCCTGCGGCACGTTTGATTAATGATAGTGTTCGTCTATCAAGCACAAACGATACATCTGTATCTCTCATTACAACATCCTTTGTAGGGGAGGTAAGAATCTCGGGATCAGAATAATGATATTTGATCTTGGTCCTTCCAACCGAATCAGATATTGTAACATACCCATCTTCAAAAGACAAATCCGGTGTGTCAACCAGACTTAGAACTGCTAAGAACTCATTCAAGTCAAAGATACCAAAGGTCTTAGGAAATTCGACATCAACAACAGATTTGCTGACAACAGATTTGCCTTCTGAGATTGTTTTGATAACGTTTCCGTTTTCAATAACGATGTTAGGGTTAATGGTTGCAAAGTTTTTTAATACTTGCATGGTCTTTTCTGTAAGCATCACAAAGGTTTCCTCATAAGTTTAGATTAATTATACATCTTTTATTGGTGTGTGTCAAGTTTATTATGGACCCCATGCCCATCCGACTAATGATATTCTTTGTCCTTCTGTAACAGGGGTAACTCGATGATAAGTTTCGCTAGGAAATAATAGCATAGTTCCTGTGCGATTAAGGTTGTTGACAGTCTTAATAATTGGATTACCCTTCCTGTCAAGAGCAGAAAACATTTGGAATTTACCTCCTTTCCATTCCGATGGATCATTTAAAATTATACTAAAACTCAATTTTCGAGAGTAGGAATATAAGTCAGTTGTATCTACGTGCCAAGAATAATGTCCACGTTTCTTATACACCCCTAGTTGAAAAAACTCGCAACTATCAACTTTAATATTCCAAGGGTTATTATTGACTATTATATTTTCTATTTTATTTTTTAATTTGGTATGTTTAAAATAATATATTTCGGTGTCTCTAACACCTCTTTCGATTTTTCCTGCTCCAAGTCGGGGTTCAGATACCCTTTCTGTTTTATAAACATATTTTAGAATACCCTTGCATTCTTTTTGTGTTAATATGTTAGGGACTACGACATAAGGATCTGTCCGTGTGAAATTAACTTTGTCTTTATCGAAATATGGTCCGATTGCACTCATGCTATTTTACTGAAATTTTTACTTTTAACAAACTCAATTTTACGATCGAATTTGTTATCAAGCAGTTCTCCTTTATGTGATATAACAAAGACATTAGTGCTATCATCTAAGGTATCAAGAATCTTTAATAGGTTGTCGACCCCATCCGCATCGAGAGAACTGTCAAAAGTCTCATCAAGAATCAGTAGATTGGTGGCGATACTGTTCTTCATCTTAGCAACCTGCCTCCAAGTAAACAGAAGTGCTAAGTCGATGCGTTGCTTTTCACCCTCGGAGAAACTATCATAAGAAAACGCATCACGGTGTCGCGAGCGAATTGTTTCTTTGAATGCCTCGTCTAGGTCAAAATGGACGTAGAAGTCCAACACTTGAAGATACTGGTTAGTCAACTGATTGATCACAGGCAGATACTGCTTGATGATCTTAGTCTTAATACCAGTGTCTTTAAGTAGTTCCGTGATTACATTGTTGTATTCACGTTGTTCTGCAAGTTCGTGTCGTTCGTCTGTGAGAACACTTTTCTTATCTTCTTCACTTGCGAGAGTATCTCGTGCTTCGGACATGCTATGTACACCTGTTTCGAGTTCGGATAACTCACCCTGTAAAGAATTAATTCTTCTCTGGGTCCAGTCAACTTTTTCTCGTAGAGTTTTGATAGCACTGTATTTCTCATTTTCAACATCAATAGAAGTTTGAAGAGTTTCTTTCTCATCAGTCAGTCCTTTAATTTTATGCTCTGCGGCATGTCTCGCTTCTTCCAGTTCATCCCACTTGTGCTTGGCGTTCTGTACCTTATCCAATCGGAAGGTGGTTTCGATGGTTTGTTGACAGGTGGGACAGTCTTCGTTGTCTTCATAAAACAAAATCTCTTTGTTTGTTGCTTTCTGCTTAGAGTTAAACTGAAAGACATACTTACCAATCTCATTGATTTTTTTATCGAGACTTTGTTGTCGCTGTTGTAGATCTAACAGCAGAGTGTCTTCCCATTCTGTTACTTGGGTGTTAAGGCGGGCCAACTCTGATTGTTCCTCAGCAATTTGATCTAACTTTTCTTGCTTGGCAGTTTCAGAGATTTTTGTTAACTCACACAGGTGACGCTTCTGTGAGTCTATCTTAGTCTGGACTAACTGCAGTTCATGCGCGTTACCAGATATAGATTCTTTGAGTACAGATGTTTTCTCTTTTAGAATACTATTCATCTTAGAGAATACATTAATGTCTAACAGATCTTCGATTACATCACGGCGATGCTGTGCGGGGAGTTGCATAAAAGGAATAAAACTGCTACTCCCCAGCACAACAATCTGGTGAAATGTTTTATGATTTAATTTAAGAATATTTTGTTCGAGTATTTTCTGATACTCTTTGGCATGAGAGTCTTGATTAATCATGGTACCATCTTGCCAGATCTCAAACTTTGCTGGTTTTAACCCACGTACAATCTTGAATTGTTGTCCTAGTGCTTCAAAAGAAACTTCTACCACGCAATCTTTATTGTTAACACTATTAAGTAACTGTGGTTTATTTACGTTGCGGTGTGCCTTACCAAAAAGCGCAAAGGAGATTGCGTCGAGCATTGTCGATTTACCAGAACCATTATCTCCAACTACCAAAGTTGATTTTTTATTGACAAAATCTATATTAGTAAAGGAGTTACCGGTTGATAGAAAATTTTTATAACGTAATTCAGTAAATTTAATCATACAACTTCTAAGGTTTGTGCCTCAATCATTAACTCGCGAACTTGTTTTTTAATGCGATCTTTGCTCAGATCAGTATCTACCGCATCAATATAAGTATACAGCAGATCATCAGTGCTGTCAACATTTATTTTAGAATCTTCTACATTAGATCCTACAAAGTCTTGAAAGTTTTCAGCAATTTGTAAACCATGAATTTTTTTGAAATTAATTCTGTCTAAGAACTTTTCGAATTCTGCTGGTTTTGTTTTATTGATAACGATAACTTTAACAAACTTGTTGTCTAAGTCTGACACATCAACAAGATGCATATCTCGTTCTTTATCGTCGTATAATATTTTTTCAAAGATAGTGATCGGATTTTCAACTGCTTTTAATTCTCGTGTATCCGTATCAAGCACATGAAAATATTTACGATCATTAACATCAGACCACATGAATTCCATCTGAGATCCAAGGTAATGTATGTTGCCGATGGTAGATTTGGTATGGAAGTGACCAGAAAGAACAGTTTCAAATCTACGAAAAATAGAAGGGTCCATGCCATCGTGACACGGAACTCCTGCTTGCATTTCAAAACCGGTAAGTTCTAAATGTGCTCCAAGAACATCTGCTTTACAAGTGTTGACAAAGCGTGTAATTTTGTCAGTGTTTTCCGAATTAATCCACGGGAGTAATGCACATTTTAATCCATCGTAATTCATTACAGTAGGTTCTTCCACAATGTTCACCTCGTTCATATAATGCCCGAGNAGTTCTTTGAGGGAGTTTAACTGATTGGTGTTTTTGTAGTAAACATCATGATTACCTGGGATAATATCCATATGGATCCCACGATCCCGAAGTTGATCAAGAAATATGCGGCGATTGTGGTTAAGTGCCTTGAAGTTAATTGAAGTACGGTTTTCATAATAATCACCCAGATGGAGAATTTTATTTATGCCGTGTTTCTCTAAATATGGAAAAAATATTTCAGAATAAAATCGTTCTTGATAGTTCATAAATATTTCAGAAGAATTACGACACCCGCAATGAGTGTCGTTTAGTATTGCTACTTTCATATTAGTCCACCATAAATTCAGTGAGATCAGAGTCTACATGTTTAGTTCTTTTTTTACGTTCTTTTTTACTGTAATCTTTTATGTCTTGATCCTTATCTTTCACTACGTCAATTCTCTGTCTCAGTTCATCTACGAATGCTTGTGTCTGTCTAGCAGCAGAATTTGATTCGAATTCTTCCGTCATAAGAAGTTCCAGTCCGGATTCAGTCAGATACTTGATCTTAATGTCCTGTTGCTTCTTCTCTTTCTGAATCCTACGTAGGAATGCGTACCAAGAGATCTGAGTAAAGTAAGCAAAAGCATTGGGTGCCTTGGTTCGAGTTGCTTTGTTTATGTCATAGTTCTCGATTGCTTTCAGACAATTCTCTACGGCATCCATCACCATTTCTTCCCGGTAAGTGTATCTAACAAAATTTGCTTTATGGGAAAGACCCTCCGCGATCTTCAAAAAACATCTTGCGATGTAATCTGGTATAATAGGTTTAACATCGTTATTATCAGATGCATCATTTGCAAGGGAGACGTAATCGACCACTGCTTGTGAAAATTGTGCGTTGTTAACGTAGTGAGGTTTTTCTTTTGGTTTCATAGAGTTCTGCCTGTAAATAATATATTATTATACACTAAAAATAAATGTTGTCAAGGGGTTGACAAGAGAGAAAAAGTGTGCTACCCTAGAGCTTAACTCGTACAGAGGATAGTATACTAATGAACTGTATCAGGAGGAGTGAATGGGATGACATTATTTTTAGGTTTTGATTCCTTATCATCCTTAGTTTTTGATGTTTTTTGATTTATAATATCAGTAGTCTTCTCTTTAAACTCAGCAAGTTCTTCTAATATTTCTTTAAGTTTATATGCTTCACGTTTATTAAAATCTGCAACTCTTTCTTTTGCTATTTCTGCCATGTCTTCGACTGCTGCGTAATATTGTAGAGCAAGCAAATCATTCGGTTTACAATTGCCAACAATTTTATTCGAATCTAAAAAGACATACTCATCATCTTTTTCAACATAAAGAAACCATGGTTTGAACATGTATATACGCTCTTCTCTATCAGTACTGATGTTGATATCCATAGCATTCTTAATGATAATAAAACCGTCTTCGTTTTCCCATTCCATAATCTCACATATAACTTCTTCACCAGTGATTAACTTGAATTGTTGAATAGGGAAATTGCTCATACATTTACTTCCGTAAGTTTGTAATTGAATTGTTCTCTATTATATATCTTAATTCTTTCGGCACAATGCCGCATTGTGAAATTAGGTTTTTTATTATGTCTCAAGTCATCAGCGATGTCATAGAGTTTTGTTGTCCTGCCATCATCTGACAATCGTAGACCTCTACCAATAGATTGTAACACCCTGATTTGCGATTTGCTGGGAGATGCGAATATAATATTGTGGATATTGCGTATATTGATACCGGTACTAAAAGTCCCCAGACTAGCAAGGACAATAGAATCGGTTTGCTTTTCAACAACACCTCTGACAAATTCCCTGTCGTTAGTTTTAGTTTCTCCACTGACATAATATAAGTTCCTGTTATCTTGAATTTTATCTTGAATTAATTCTTTTAAAACTTTACCATGTTTCTCAACTAAGTTAAAAAGTACGAGGGTGTTTCCTTCGAGCGAACATGTCAAATTTCTAATAAAAGTGTTTCTTTTTTTATTGCCCACTAGAAAATCAATTTCTTCTTGGTAAGTAGCATTACTTAACTGCTCGCAACGTTCTTGCCCGTGTTTCAAAAGCAATATGTCTATGTCCAATTTTGCTAGTTGATTTTTTTCTTGCAGCGTTGCTGTAGTTGTCACTTTGTGTACAGGTCCAAACAACCCTTCTAATACCATCTTGTTAGTTTCAGTACCATCTAATGTGCCCGTTGTACCAAAACGATACTCAGCATTAATTGCTTTGTTCATTATGCTCGACAAAGATTTTGCTTTAAACCCGTGGCACTCATCGCCAAACACCGCACCAAAACCTTCAAACCATTTTGGACCTAACTTATGAATTGATTGCCATGTAGTAACAATGACTCTCTTATTTGTTTCTTTATCTTTACCACTGTATATTTTATGCAACAAATCAGGATCAAAACCATATTCTGTAAAGTCGTTACACATCTGTTCTACAAGACCAGTAGTAGGAACAACGATTAATATTTTTTTATCGTGACTGTCAAAGTAATATTTCATCAACAAATAAATGATCATAGATTTTCCGGATCCCGTAGGAGATAACAGAACAGATCTTTTATTTGTTAAAGCATGTGTGAAAGCATCATACTGATAATCACGCGGAGCAAAAGGAAGTCCTAGTTGCGAAATCCAAGACATATTTTTGAGGTGGTTAATTTTATTTTTCTGGTGGGGATAACCATAACTACTATCTTGTGCTTCGACAGCATACCCCCTACGTTTTGCAAACGTTGTGATAGCATCGTAAAGACCTGCATTGATCTCACCGTTCATTCGGTTGAACAAACGAATCTTACCGTCCCACACTCGCCGCTTCACTGCTGGCATATACTTAGCACCGGGCACTTCAAAACAAAAATAGTCTGCCAATTCTTGTGCTATTGAACTAGCACAATTAACTTTTAACATACTATAATCTTTTAATTTTAACTCAATGGTGTCCACTAAAATCCCGCTTCAAACTGCTTCCATCTTATAATGTTTCCAATTGTTTGATGTCTCCATTTGAGATTTTCAACAATTTCTTTGGTAGTATCTATATAAGTTTTTAGGTATTGAATCTTTGCTTCACTTTCTACAAGTTCTGGATCTGCTTCAATGTAGTGTTCCATTTCTCCTTTCAATATTTTCAAACCATTAAAAGGATCAGGGTCCCAAGATAATTCCAATACCTCTTCATGAGAAAGTTTGCCGTTGTACCACAACCATTTATTTTTCATGAGTTCTTTTTGTTTAAACTCTGCTTGTTTTAATTTAAGTTTAGCATTAGATAATATGCCGAGGTATTTTGCGTGTAACTCTGGGGTGCATCTGGATGATTCGTCTATTGCCATCGGATCAATGCGACAGTCTTTTTGCCATTCAGCAAGAAGGGATTCTAAATTCATAATGTAAAACTCTGAGGAAATAATGTATTATATCATGAAAACGTAAAGTAGTCAAATTTAAATGTCACTGGAAATACAATGTATTCTCCGGTTGAGGTTGTGTTGAATTGAACGTCACCAAGAGATACAGGGAATGCATTGCGATACAATATCTCCTTGTTCGCATTGTTTGAGGAGGTAAGAATAGAGAGAGATATGTCACAGTATGACGTAGGGGTTTGTTCTTTGCCGTTTTGAAAACGTGCTGACGCGGGAACATGATTTTGATCAGTCATTCGTAATAACCAATCATAGATCTCCTTATAAGTTTCCATGTTCTCGTCCATAAGAACATCCATGGTAACGGTGCCGTTAACAACAGCATTTCCTGTGACACCCATGTTCACTAGTCTCTTGTATGCTAAATCAACTGCTCCCACTTCCATAGCAGGATGTTGTATTTGTTGCACAAAGTATTGCATGTGAGGATAAAACTCACGTGAAATAGTTAACCTAAATCCAGTAGGTGCAAGATGATTATAGTTTGATATTTGTTCTCCCATGCAGTTATTTATACACAAAAAAAACCCCGCCGAAGCGGGGTTTAAAACTTTTTATTGTTTTTATTTACAGGTCTTAGGCGAGGATATTGTCAACGCGGAAGATTCTGTAGTATTGGTTAGATCGAACAGCGGCCAATCCATCAGGTGCTGCTGCACCTACAAATGGGTTTGATGCCATGCCGTAACGAGTCTTAAACCCAATGCGAGGTTGGAAGTCTTCTTCACCAACCGCACGTACCATCTGGAGAGGGACGTAAGGACAGTAGAAAACACCAGCATCATAAGGATTGGTGCCTTTGTAACCAACAGTTACATAGTCAGCAACCGCATATGGGTCGATGAAGACTTTAGTGCGACCATTCAATACACCAGCAAACGTGTTGCCTGTGTCATCTACGTTCAAAGAAGTAGACAGAGCAGGTGCATAGTCAAGCATGCCAGCAGCAGTCAAAGCAGTAGCAACGTCTGATGAACAAACGATGATGTTACCCTTTCCGCGACGAGTTTCTTTAGCAATGACGTTACACTCACGCTCTAATTGAACCAACAGACCCTTGAACTTTTCAACAGACCAACGACCATCAGCATCAGTTGCTAAGTCGAAGATACCAGCAGTTTGCAGACCCGCTTGAAGCGACCCGATTTTTGCTTGTGAGTTGATAGTACGAACGATCTCACGGTTGATTTCCGTAAGAATTTCTGTTGACAAAATGTTTGCCAATTCTGTTTCTGCGTCAAGACCGTGAATTGCTTTCAAGTCTTGTGCGAGTTCAAGCGTGTAACTTGCTTTCAAGGCACGTGAACGAGCAGTAACAGTTGCTTTCTCAATGGTGAAACCCATTTCAGCAAAGTCAGATCCAGTGCTACCCAATGCTTCGGCATCAACCGTAGGCATAGCGGCAGACAGAGGAGGAGTTCCTAAACCAGTAGGAATGTAGGTGTCGCCAGAGTCAGCAAGGTCCGAGTCGTTGTTAGTGTCAGTAACACCAGAAAGACCAGAAGGTCCACGGTTACCAGCTTCAGTAGCAGAGTCCATATCGAGCGAAGAATCGCCTGAATAAGGAACGTGTGCTTCTTGGAACAATGCTTCGCGACCAGCAGCAGCACCACCACGAGTGGTCTTGTATACTGAACGCATTGCAAAGATAAGACCAGTAGGACCAGTCATAGGTTGTACACCAGCAAGGTCGTATGCCATCAAGTTAGGCATTGCACGACGAACGAGTGCAATCATTACGGGATCCCAGTTAGCACCAGTGGTGCCGTGTGATGAACCAGTTACTGCAAAGTTCGTGTTTGTAGGTGCTTCGTTGATCATGTTTTGCTCTGCAAAAGCATGCTCTTGGTTTTCGAGAACGGCTGCAGTCACTGCACGACGATGAGGATCAGTAATTTTACCTGCTGATTCTTCGTTCAATACAGGAGCCCATTTCTCGGTTAGTCTATCATAACTTTCCATTTAAATCTCCTTAGAGGTTTTCTTTAATGCAGACAGATATTGGTCCATCATAGATGAACTAACAGGTGACGCTTGTTCTTCTGTCCAATCTTCGTTAATATCTTGTTGGTCTTCTGAAACATCTTTCTTAAAGTATGATTCTTTAACTGTTTTTACTTTGCCTTCAAAAATTTCTTCTGATTCAAAGTCAAGTGAAGCAACAAGAGAGTGTAGTTTTTCTACCTGAGTGTCAGCAAGATCACGAGCAGATTCAGCAATAATTGCATCGCGCTGGTAAGTCTCTAACTTCTCAGACATTTCCATTACTTCGGCAGTTCTTTCGTTGAGTTTAGACTCTAACTCGTCAACTGATTCAGCAAGTTCGTCAACTAGATCGACTTTGGACTCAGGTACTTCGATGTAAGATTCAACGAACAAGTCTTTTAACTTACCCATGAAATCTTCAGCAACTTCAGTACGCAAACCTTGCTCAATAGCAAGTTGGTTTTCTTCCATCCATTGTTCAACCACGTAGTTGAGGTAGGTATCAACTTTCTCTACGATTCCATCACGGATTTCCGTGGTTTCTTCTTCGAGTTTTTCTTGATATTCATTTTCCAAACGCTCTACAATAGCAGAGACTTTGGAGTTAATAGCAGTTTCAAAAATGATAGCAGTCTTGGCTTTGAACTCGTCAGACAAAGTCTGCTCGCCTTCTACCAATGCATTCAGATCATCACTGAAGTCATAATCTTCAGAATGAGCAGGTTTGCCTTTACCATCACCTTGTGCCGCAGGTTGATCCTTAGCACTGAGTTTATCACCCTTACGTGCTTTCTGTTTCTTACCTGTAGTTTCTGCTTTGTCTACGGACGCAACAGATTCTTCTTCAGAACCTACTGGCATCTTTTGAGCATTTGCTTCCTCGATGTCCTCATCAGGAAGTTCTACATTCAAGTCATCAGACATATGTGTACTCCTTAAAGTTTTGTTTTGAGTAACGAGAGGAAATTTTTATACTCACGCACTTGCGTCTCATAGAGATACTTACGTGGAGTTTGTTTTATTTCAGTCTCCATTTCTTCAATTACTTGAGGTTCGATCACGCCATTATTCCAGACCCACTCAACACCTTCCATAATCCCATTAACGAAAGCTGCTGGTGCCGATGGATCTTGGACGATGTCTACCGTGTTCAGAAGAAAATCATCTTTCACGTACATCGTGCCATCTCTATTCTCAAGACTACCCATACCACGAGTTGACACGCCTAGTTGAACACCACCTTCAAGAAGACCTTTAACAATCTGCCCCATCGGAGTATCCAAAATTTGTGCCTTTCCTACCACATCATTACCATTCCATTCTAGTTTGGTAATGAGGTGAGAAACTTTATCAAGATTTACAGTAGGTCCTTCGGGATGATTTAACTCTCCGACTGATCTCTTCTGTGCTACTTGTTCGTTGACATATTTGTCAACTGCTTTTTCCATAATCGGTTTAGGATAAATCCGACCATTTCTATTTTTTGATTCTGCTTGTGCAAACACACCCTCAATAGCAAAAGATTTGGATTTACCGTCTTTCGCTTCTGTGATTACAGTTTCTATTGATTGGTCAATGTATTCAGCAATTAACTTCATTTACATTTCCTTTGCAAAAGCAACACCCATGTTCTCTGCTTCTTTCTGAGAACGATAACTGTCTAATTTATCACCATCAATATATGTGGTGAAACCTTTTTTATCTTTATGCACCATAACTGTGTGCTTATTAATTTTTTTAGAGAAAACATGATCTCCGGGAGGCATTTTTTTCTTCTCTCGAATAGATTTAAATGTTTTCATAAGATGTTCTTAATAAATTCATTAATGATTATTTATAATAATTTAATTTTCTACTTCTTCATCGTCAAAATCATCTTCTGATGCAAGAACTACTTCGTCCGGATATTCTTCTGGAGCCGCTAACTCTTGTTCTTCATCGTCAGGTTCAAGAACTGCATCATCCATCTGTGCATTATTAAAAACTGCACCTGCAATTTTTGCTTTCTGTTGATCTAATGCATCTGCTAACCTATCATCAACCATGCCAGAAAAAGTTTTTTCTGCCTTTGCAAAATTGTCTGCTTGAATTTGGTCAATAAAGTCTTCTATATACTTTCTATTTTTTTCTGCATCAGTAACAATTTCTGGCATGTTTTCATCTACTTCACTCATATTATATCCTCGCTATGTATGCTGTTTTCTTCAAGTTATCCTTGAGTTTCTTACCTGTAGTACCAGCAGTTTGATGCTCTTCAAGTATCTCATCCCACACCTGATCTGCGGCGGCATTTGCAATTGCCGTGACATCATCCGGTGTTATAGATGTTGCTAGTGCTTCTACAGTGATAAGTTCTACAATGTTTGATCTTTCTAGGGAAACCGATACACCTTCTGCAAAAAGATTTATGGTTTCACCTGCTTCCCTAGTATATATGTTGCCTTTAATAGTCAATGTGTAGGGTGACTTTCTAGCAAAAGGTTGTATCCTCCACCCGTTCTCTAAGAAATATGTGAC